GTATTTTGGACCGCGAGGGTTATCTAGCGCCAGCAACTTTAGGTGGTACCACCAAAATGGCAATGGTCCCAAAAGGTTGGAGCATTTCGGCTCTTTCCGTTGAACTTGATCGCGACCGCCGCACTATCGCTGCGGCCTGTGCCGATTTAACCCCCATCGGAAAAGACGGACGGTCGGTCTTCTACCGGCTGACGGATGTGCTGGCGAAGTTGGCTCCGGCCAAGGCCCCAGCCGACGCTGACGAAGCGCGCAGCCGCAAGCTCGCTGCCGAAGCCGAAATCGCCGAGATGCAGCGCGACAAGATGCGCGGTGAGCTCGTGGACATCTCGTCCGTTGAGACCGTCGTGGCCGAGGAATACGGCGCGGTGCGTTCGAAGCTGCTGGCATTGCCCGGCAAACTAGCCCCGATGGTCGCCATCGAGGCCGACGAAATCACCTGCCGCGACCTGATAGAGCGCGGCATCACAGAGGCATTGGATGAGCTCGCCCGAGACGCTGGAGAAATCGCGGCAGGTATTGAGGCCGCGAGTGCGAGCGATACGTCAGGCGGCGCTGAAAGCCCCGCCCAAACTGACGGTCAGCGAGTGGGCTGACCAGTTCCGGCGTCTGAGCCCGGAGGCTAGCGCCGAACCCGGCGTCTGGATCACGTCCCGAGCGGAATATCAGCGCGGGATCATGGATGCGATCAGCGACCCGCGCATCGATACCGTCGTGGTCATGTCGTCGGCGCAGGTCGGCAAGACCGAAATCGTAAACAATATCATCGGGTTCCACGTCTCGCAGGATCCAGCGCCGGTTTTGGTGCTGATGCCGACGCTTGAGCTCGGTGAAGCATGGTCGAAAGACCGTCTCGCGCCGATGTTGCGGGATACGCCGGCGCTGCGAGGCAAAATCAAGGACGCCAGATCGCGCGATAGCGGCAACACGCTGCTGCACAAGGCATTTCCTGGCGGACATCTGACGATCTGCGGTGCAAACAGCCCCGCGTCGCTAGCCTCAAGGCCCATTCGAGTGGTTCTGTGCGACGAAGTGGACCGATATCCGGCGTCAGCGGGCACAGAAGGCGACCCGGTGACGTTGGCGCGCAAGAGAAGCGCCACATTTTGGAACCGGAAGTTGGTTTTGACCTCGACGCCAACCGTCAAGGGCGGCTCGCGCATCGAAATGGCGTTCGAAGCGTCGGATCAGCGGCGATATTGGGTGCCGTGTCCGCATTGCGGCGAGCACCAGGTGCTGCGGTGGTCGTCTGTGCGCTGGCCCCCAACCGAACCGCACCGCGCGGCGATCCATTGCGTGTCCTGCGGTGCGGAATGGACCGATGTCGAGCGGTGGGCCGCGATCAAGCGCGGCGAATGGCGCGCGGAAGCACCGACGAACAGCGTCGCGGGCTTCCATCTGTCGGAATTGTACTCGCCCTGGGCCAGGATCGGCGAAATCGCGCAAGCGTTCATCGAAGCGAAGAAATCGCCCGAGACTTTGAAAGCCTGGACGAACACCAGCCTCGGTGAGACCTGGGAAGACGCTGGCGAGCGCATCGATGACACCGGCTTGATGGACCGCCGCGAGGAATGGTCCGACGCACCAGCCGATGTGCTGGTGCTGACGGCTGGCGTCGATGTGCAGGACAACCGCCTCGAAGTGGAGATCGTCGGCTGGGGGCGGGACGAGGAAAGCTGGTCGCTCGGATGGCATGTGATCCACGGCGATCCGTCCGCGCCGGCGCTTTGGGCTGACCTAGACCGCCTGCTGACGACACCGCTGCGGCGCGAGGATGGCGCGGAACTGAGCATTGCAGCTGCTGCGGTGGACAGCGGCGGGCACCACACCCAAGCGGTGTATGCGTACTGCCGCGACAGGTATCGGCGGCGCGTCTATGCGATCAAAGGCATGGCCGGGCCGGGCAGGCCGGTGTGGCCGAAGAAGGCGTCGAAGAACAACTCGGGCCGGGTCAACCTGTTTCTGGTCGGCGTCGATGCGGCGAAAGAAGCCGTGTACGCGCGGCTCAAGATCGCGCGGCCAGGCGCGGGGTTCTGCCATTTCCCGGCGGATCGCGAGGCCGACTATTTCGCGCAGCTGACCGCCGAGACGATTTCGACCCGCTACACCAAGGGCTTTCCTGTCCGCGTCTGGACGAAGCGACCCGGCGCGCGCAACGAGGCGCTGGACTGCCGCGTCTATGCGTATGCGGCGCTGCAAGCCCTCGCGGTCAACTGGTCCCGGCTGGCTTCGGCCAGCGCAACATTCCGGCGTGCGGCTCCGGTGGAGCCTGCGGCGCAGATCGATCAACCGGCGGAACAGCCAGCCCCGCCACCGGCCCCGAGGCCAGCGCCTCGACCGGCTTTCGTGCGGCCAGCGCGCGGCGGCTGGATGACTGGATGGAGATCCTAGATGTCGAAAAGCAACGATTTCGAAAACGATCTGGTGCTGCTTGTTTTCCAGAATGCAAACGCCGCCAACATCGGCGACGCCACGGGCCTGCGCGGCTCAAGCACGGCGGGTAATCTGTTCATCTCGCTGCATACCTCCGATCCGGGTGAAGCGGGGAACCAGAGCACCAACGAAATCGCGTACACCAGCTACGCGCGCGTTTCGCTGGCGCGCACCAGCGGCAACTTCACCGTCACCGGCAACGCGGTGGCCTTCGCTGCCAACGTCGATTTCCCGGCGGGCACCGGCGGGTCTGGCACCGCGACGCATTTCGGCATCGGCGTGGCAACCAGCGGCAGCACAAAGCTGCTTTATAAGGGCGCTCTGAGCCCGTCCATCGTCTGCGGAAACGGCGTCACGCCGCGCATCAACGCCGGAACCGTCGTGACCGAGGACTGACCATGGCCGATAACGTCGCCATCACCCCAGGCTCGGGCGCGAAAGCGGCCAGCCGCGAGGTCAGCTACAGCGGCGAGACCGCGCAGGTGCAGGTCGTCGCGCTGGCGACGGTCGCGGGCGCGGACGATGCGAAGACGGTCACCGACGTCTCCCAGGCCTCTCCGATGCCTGTCGCGGGCTACGGCGAGCTGATCGAGACGCTGGAGGCGATCCGCATGGCGATGCAGAGCCTCAACCGCGCTGCGGGCCTGCTGACTGTCGATACGGGCGGTCGCGTGCGAATGCTGCTCGACGCGATCACTGCCTCGCTCACGCTGGCGACAATCACGACGGTCTCGACGGTGACCACGGTCTCGACGGTGACCAACCAGTCGCAGATGGGCGGCTTCGCCGCACAGGACCAGATCCCTGCGCTGATGCATCTCCAGGCGGACAACCTCCGCCGCAACATCTCGGTGACCTGACATGCCGACCACGAACGGAAACCGGAAGATCCTCGACCTCAAGCGGTGGGAGATGGTGGGCGGCGTTGCTCCGCAGGTGACGGCGGCGGCGCACTTCATCGTGTCGTCGCGCCACTACCGGCAGCAGCAGTTGCTGATCTCAAGCAACACCGTCGCGCAGATGTACAATCCGAACGAGGACGGGTGGGTCAACCTCCCGTCGCCCGCTCTCGCGGGCACGTTCGGCGCGGGCGCGTGCGGTGTCGCCGGGTCGTTCTCGACCGGCGCGACCGCTGGCGCATCGTTCCTGACGGCGACAGCCGGAACGACGACGACCATCACGACGAACCAGACGCTGGCGCGTGATATGCGCGGCTACAGCGTTTTTTTTGTCGGCGGCACGAACGCGGGCAAGTTGAAGACGATTGCATCCAATACGATTGGCGCAAATGCGGTGATCACTTTCACGGATGCCGAGGCGACGGCGTTCGACGCAACATCTCAATATCGACTGAAGGCGCCGGTCTTCTTCGTGCTTGGCGCTGGCACGCTCGCAAGCGGCTCGTTCAAACGGTACGACTGGGCCACCAACACCTGGGTGACGTTGTCGAACACCGGCCTTCCCGCGTCGTGGGGCACGGACGGCCGTCTGTGCTCGACACCGGCGTGGCTCGACCTTGGCTTCAAGTCGTTTGCCACCGGCACCGCGACGGCTGGCGCGTCCACGACGTTGACGAACAGCGCGAAGGCGTGGACCACGAACCAGTGGACGAACTACCAGATCCGCATCACCGCCGGGACCGGCCAGGGCCAGATCCGCACGGT